CTTTGTTTTCCATTATAAACTCCTTTTATCTCCAAGATAATAAAAATGGGGAGGAGGAGCTTAATCCTCCTCCCCTATGAAAATTAGAATCCGAACGGACTCTCGTTATGATTAGCAAGAGCGGTATTCTGATATACACCCCAGTTATGATAGGTGAGGATAGCAGAACCCATCTTCTTCCAAGCATAAACTTCGATAGAGTTGTCGCGATTTACGAAGTCCTTAATCTGAGTCTGGCCTTCGAGAACAACCTTAACAACCTTTTCCTTTCCAGTGGGCAGGATGTAAGCATATTGGTCATCAATCCAAGTCTTTGTATTGCTTTCGTCAATGAAGGACTGTGGAATCTGAACAATAGGAGCACCACGGAATACTCTGATGAATCCAGTCTGATGGATGGATTCGATGTCATCAGGAGAATAGATACCCTGAGCAACACCAGAGATAGGAAGTACGATAGCATCAGCACCCATGGAAGCAACAAATGCAGGAGTAGCGAAAATAGCAACGTTGTCGCCATAAGCCTTAACTACATTGATGATGTCAACCATAGCCTGTGCATTGAAGGTATTACCAGTAGCCTTGTTGGCAGCAGGGAAAGCACCAGTGCTATAAGCAGCAGCAAGAGCCTTGTGCACTTCCATGTAAACGGCATCGGTGAGGCCTTCAGTGATAATGTCCATAACCTCAGCAAGAGATTCAGCACCATCGAGCATTCTTTCGAAATCGATAGTAGCACCACCGCCTACGGCGTGAGCATTAACTTCAAATGTGTCGGCGTCAAGACGGAATGTCTCATACACACCAGAAAGACCAACCTGAGTAAGGAACTTCTTGGCGCGATTGCGGCCGAGCTTTCTGCGGAACATAGCCTTTTCGCCCTGAGCAACAGTCTGTACTTCAGCGAACTGAGACAGAGAACTGATAACTTTCTTAGGAACGATTTCATCCGCAGCCTGAATAATTATGTCATAAATGTCATAACGATTCTTCATAAACTGGTTAACGGAACCAGCAAGTTCGTTTAAACCATCTACAAAAGCCTTATTAACAGACTCATTTGTGTAGTTGGCAGGGGCAGTACCCTTAGCAGCGTGAAGGGCAATCTCTCTGAATTGTTCTAATGTCATTGTCTTACCCTCCTAATTAGTCAACGTATACCTGCATCTTAAGGCCGAGTGTACCATCAGGCATTGTGGTCTTCTTGATTACACGAATCTTAGGACCAATTGTCGGCGCAGTAGCAGAAACAAGGTGAGCACCAGAAGCATCGATGCCAGCCCAAAGAGGAGTGGAATCAAGAGCGTCAAGTGCGCTTTCAAGAGCGGACTCATCCGCGAATTCACTGCTATTATAAGCAACGCAGTTTGTGGTGTACTTGTCACCAACGGAAAGGAAACCAAGTCTAGGAAGGAAATCATTCTCTCCATTGAGATAGAAGTTCTTGAGTCCAGGCTTTCTTTCGTCATACATGTGCTCAGCAGAATATACAAGTGCAACGGGCAGAGAAGAGTCAACAGCGAACTTTACAGTACGAGCAACATTGTCTACTGCAAGAATCATGCCGTTCTCTACTACTGCGTCAGAGAAATCTGTCGCATCTGGCTTGCACTGAGCTTCGATACGACCATCACGACGGAATGCGCAGTTGTTAATCTCCAGCTGGCCATATCCATCAATAACTAATCTTGTAGCCATTAATATCCTCCATTAGTAGCGAGATAAAATTTCCTCTATACCACCAGTCCTTTCTTCATGAAGGAATACTGGGGTTTCATTTTGAGGGGTATTAAAGAGAGAAGAATTCGACTTTTTGCACTCATACAGTAAGTCCTTATCAAGGTCGAGCAGCGTATACTGATCAAGCTTTGATCTGTATTCCTCAAGAACTTCATTAGAAAGCTTATCAACATATTCTGCTATTACAGCTTCCTTTTGCTGAGTCTCAACGGACTTTTTGTAGTTGCGTAAATCTTCAACTTCTGTCGTAAGTTCCTCAACGCTAGCTTGCGCGGACTGATAACTAGTCTCAGTTTCGTTCAGTTTAGCTTGAGTATCACTTATTTCCGTATTTAAAGTAGCAATAGTTGTATTCAACTCTTCAATTTTGGTTCCAAGTTCAACACAATTATTTGCATTTTCCTCTGCTTTTTCAAGATTTTCACTTACGAGTTCATAAGTGTCACCATTGAGCTTGCGCAGAGTATCAAGTGTGTTCTTTTCTGACTCGGTTACATCGACCACGAATACAGGAACGTGCTCGGTGAGTTCAACCATGTCAGTTTCATCATTTTTAGTATAATAAACTCTTTCGTGCTGACGAGTCTCATAGCGATATACCAGAGCATAATCATCAAAAATGTCATATACAGCATAATCAATGACCCAATCTCCTTCTTCACAGAAGTTAGGATTTAATAATGTCCAGATAGCATCGTGTTTTTGACTGTCAGAAAGCTTAAATTTAATATCCACTTCCGATTGTCCTCCTATTGCTGAATATTCTTTTATTCTCTGGATAGTATCTTCTATGCTCTTTTGGAGCGTGTAGAAAGAAGCACCTTCAAAACAAGGCTCAACACTATCACCTAAGGCCTGTAGGCCTAAGAAACATCCATCATCAAATACAACGTATTTCTGTCCTTTGACCGCAGCCATATGATACTTAATAGAAGGCTCATAAAGTTCCATAGATTGCGCCTTACCTACAATTTCATTGGCTTCCTCATATAAAGCAGTAAAAATAAGAACATCGCAACAAGCGTATTCTCTTTCTACACCGTCTTCATCAAGATGTGTTTCCCAAGCAAAATTAGTAGTTTCAGGTACAATACCATAGATACGACCTTCATTACGATTATAGCCGTGATCAGTATAGTCCTCACCATTATATATACCCTTTACAGGCACATAAGGGAGAGAATTTATGAGTTTTTGTGCGAAATCATCAGTAATGTATGTACCATTACGATTTTCGTATTTGTAAAAAATACGACAACGCGCCTTGGACAAAACGTCGTTGTATCGTTCCATCTGCCCGTAGACACAAATCGGAAACTCTTTTATATTAACTTTCATTCAGAGCCTCCTTGATTATTGATCGCATCTTCATTTTGAATGGTCTTTGGGGATTTGTCTTCAAGACTTTTTTCTGGTCTGCCAACTTGTTTATCAGATTCTGTATAAGACGTTGAAAGCGGAATTAATATTTCGTGCAGGTCTAATACATCATTTTCAAGCGACTTCACATTGACAAGGTCGCGCTGACTTACTCCAGAAGCGATACTTGGTATTAAGAAACTATAGCCACTTTGCGCTAACTTCAGAGCGTCGGTGATATAATCAGAACGATTATATTCACCAATTGGAAGGATTGAATATTTAAAGTTGACGTTCGTGTTAGAGAAAAGCTTATTTATTACATAAGTAATAAAATCACTATACTTATTACCCAATATCATCATAAAGGCAATATCATTTTTGATTGAAAACATTAATGCCTGGGTACCAGTAGTTGCGAACAGAAGTCCGCTGGTGCCACTTTCGGCATATACGTTCTGAAGCATCTTTTCAAGTGAGTTTGAAGCATTTTCTGCGGAGGTCTTCGACACAATTGCTTCAACATCTGCATAGGTAGTTAAAACAGAAAGGTTTTTATTACCTTTCATCATATTAACAGCACCTTCATGCATCTCAAGAGCTTCATCAGGCTCAAATACCAATTCACCAGTAGCGGTTAAATGAGGTACATGCTGAACAATAATTTTTCGTATTTCTTCAAGCTCCCGCTCTCTTTCAGTATCAACGGCATCGTCATACTGAATTGTCGCAGGAATGACATTTAAGAAGAATGGACGCCCATCTCCAAAGAACGAAAAACGAATTCCCATGTCAGCCGGTAAAACTACCCAAGAACAGGAAACTTTACCAACCTTCCATGCTTTATAATGATCACTGATAATTTTTGGATAAGAATTTAATACAAGAAGTCTTACTTTTTCATCTGTAATAGTGTCAAAATAAGTAACATTAAACTCGATTAAGTCATTTCCGTCAGCGTCATATAAACGAGAACGACAATGTTCACTTGAAAGATCGATAATACAAAGTTTATCCTTGTTTATCGTAAGAATTAAACCATAGTAACTTCCTTCGGTCAGAACCTTTAATGAAATACGAGTTAAAAGAGTCGGTAACTTTAACTTTTCAATATAGTCCAGGGCGGCCACATACTTCTTTTTAATATGGTTTTCGGAGAGTTTTTGACCTAATATTGGATTAGGAACGAGAAGTCCTTGATATGCAAGGATGGTCGCATAGTGAACTAAAATTCGTCTGTAAAAGCCGTTTCTTTCAAACATATGCATAGAAAGTGCTCTTTGCGCACGAATGTCACCAGATTCAATAATTTTTTCTATTTCTTCTAGCGAATATTGTTTTTTCGGTCTTGAATGATGATAGCCAGAATATCCGTCATAAGAAGAACCATCTTTTGGAAATACGATTTGTGTCGCCTTTGCAAATTGACTCAAATCTCTTTTGACATCTTTCATTTAATTTAAGTTCCTCCTGTGAAGAATATAAGACTTCGTCCTCCACGACTGTTAGAACGTTTCTTCTTTAAGAAATATGCCTCCTCCAATTCTTTTATTCTCCATTGACCATAGGCAAACGCAGAATATTTATCTTTGGGAAAACGAGAGTTTATTTGCTCAAGAACAATGTCTAAACCAGTTCGCTTCAAACGAAGATTAGCCATTTCTTCAAATAACTTGGTGGTAAGTTCGTGCGGCATGAGTCGTTTTACTCGTTGCTCCACAGTCATTCGTGAACCGACCTTTGTCGCCAAAAGCGCAGCTCGCGCATCCTGTTCGGTAATGAGAAAACGAACCATACCACTATTTAAACGCGTGTAAGCGTTACCATGAATTTTAGAGTTGAGTGGGCCATTTGCCTTCATTGAATAAAGGATTTCTGCAGCGTCACGTGGTTGTATTTTACGATAATCTTCGTTATTAAAGAAACCATATGCCGGCAACGTATTGCCCATCTCATCCTCTTGAGTACGAATCATCTCGTCCGCAAGTCCTATACCTAAGCCATTACAGTCAATAACGACTTCGCGCGGATTATACCGCTCAATAAGCTTTTTAAGGTCTATGGCTTGTTGACTAAAGGTTTTTGTCTCAGCCTGGCGCCCTAAAACTTCTAAATTAACAAGGGTCGAGAAGAATTTCCCGTCCCTTATGTTAACACGAAATATACAAGCGACAGTTTGGTCAGATAATCTTCCAACGTCCACCGATATTAAGTAAAATAAGTTAGCGTCTTCTCTAAATTTTTGCTTCCATTCCGGATTTTTTATTTTGCGATACTTTGAAATTTTGTCAAATTGGAACCAACTTTCTTCGGAGCCTCCCAGCCATGTTCCCAT